TCATTCAAAAGTATGCTGCCAAGCGGAACGAACGTACCCGCTCCACCAACTTGCCCTACAATGTCCACCAGCAATCCCCCAACACGTGAAGCCGTATTCCTGCCAATCCGCACTTCATCCCTGATCTCCTTTGCCCGTTTTAATAAATCATTCATCTTTCAATCCTTTATCTGTTATGCTATCGGACACGCCCCCAAATTCTCCACATACGCCTCGTCCGTCTTCACCGTCACCCCGTTTTCAACGCCTTCCACATACGTCTTAAACGCATCCAGTCGCACCTGATATTCCGCAACCGCCAACTTTGCCAGTTCTTCCGCTGTCACTGCCGCGTAATTACCAAATGCATCCGTCACCTTATACATCCTCGGATATCCATTCACCATAACACCCCCAATCTTTTTTGTTACGGTCAGTTCCGTTCCCCTTTGCATTCCTGTATTGATTATAGCCATATTATATCAGTCTAAATTCATAAACATACTCATCATCTTCCGTTATTCCCAGACGAACGGAACTCTCCACAATCGCATTTCCCCCAGTGGCATCAACCGGAAATATCACTGCCTGATTCTCCTTTGTGCTTGTATAGTGTACAGTCCTTTCCGTTGTTTCGCTGCCAACCTTAAAATGAATAGGCAGAGGTTCCGACACCGGATACTGTGCCGTTACCTTCAAGTCGAAGCCATACCCCAGAACATCAGCCTCCACACTATTATCCCGCTTGCCTTTAAGTTCACACACAAACCCTGTCCACTCACTCTCCATATTCGCCAGCTCACATACAAACCCTGTCCATTGTGCCGTTATCATAATCCCTGCATTCTCGTAGCCGTACGATTTTCCCGCCAGCTTATACCTGTCTAAAAGTGCAAAAAGCCGCCTTTCCTTATCCACATCCACAAAAGTCGTTTTGATAATGAAATCTATCGGCTTTCCGTTCCCTTCCTCAATCCGCACATCCAATCCCAGTTCATCCCGTATAATCTTCTGCAACATGCACACCTGTGGAGTTCCCGCCACCTTTGTCCTCATCTTCTTTTGCCATGTCACAAATTCCTCATACAGCATCCTGATCGGCAGCGTTAGCACCATGCACACCGCAATCATCCCCGTCACCCGCAACTTTTCCGGTAACCGTTCAATTATCCACTTCCTCCAGTCCATCAGTCAATAACATAAACAATATCACCTTCTTCCCGCACATACACAAACGCACCACTTTCCGCATCAATACGCCTCCGGTCTTCCAGCGTTCCCTTCCACGTCGTCCCGTCCAGCGTCACATCCTTCACCCCCTCAGCCTGTTGTATCACATCAATCAATTTTGATGCATACATCACACCTCCATACTCCAGTCCGTTCAGATATCCTTCAATAGCTTCCTCTACAGGGTTTTCCCCGCCATTCAGTCTTGCACCAGTGCTGTCCAGCACCAGCGCATCATAATACACATGCAGATGCACCCTCAGCTCATCCGGTGTCTCGCTCACAAAAAGATAATGAGTCCCGGCTGCTCCCACCTGCCTCATATAAGTTTCAAAAGACGTTCGTACATCCCCCGTCAGCGGTTGCTTTCCGGCATCACTGAAATACACTTTCAACTTTGTCACCCCCTCATCCGTCACCTGACGCACTGCCACATTCTTCACCACTTGTTTCGCCTCATCCGTCACGGCATATTCAAACTTATACGCTTTCTCATTATATTCCAGTGCATCACCCTTCTGGAATTCCAGTGCCTTCGCATAATACCATCTTTCACTTGTCACATATCCCTCATCAATAACCGCTTCCGTCTCACTTCTGAAAGCATCCCAAATTTGCTCCAGCATCCATGTCGCCGCTGCCCACACATCAATCAGTCTCGCCTCAATACTCACTTTCGAGAATTGCTCGTCAAAACCCTTAGTCGTATCCAGTCCGTAAAGTTCCTGAAGCGTCACGTTGTCCACGAATGTCGCTTTCAATTGTGTCTTTATATCCAGTATATCCCGTGCCATACCTCTCAGTTAAAAGATAAATCAAATGTATCATCGAACACCCTTCCAACAAGTGCTGTCGCTGGTCTCACGTCTTGTGCTGCATAGTACTGCACTATCCCTTTGTTCATCACCTTTTCCGGTGCATACTCCAGCATCAGCCCCGATTCCAGCACATCCGTCACTTCCAGTCCATTCTCTTCCGCCAGTATGATCGCGCCGTCAGCGTTTCCATATACCCGCAATGCAATGTCTGCCAGCGATTGCCCGGCCAATACCATATACTTCATCTTTCCCCCTTTTTCACCTTATACCTGAACCATATCCCTGCACCAGCCGTAACAATAATCCATGCCACCCAGCCGCTTGTATAAAAAAACACCTCACCGAACCGTTTCTTTTCCATCACCATCCGTGTTTTTTCCTTCTTCTCCACAGTAGCCGAATCAGTCCTTTCCCTCCAAAGTGTATCATGCCTTTCCACATTGATAAACACAAACCTGACCTGTCCCGGAATACTATCTTTATTCTCTATCGAATGAAATAGTTTTCCACCTCTCACCGCTGCATCACTCTTTGCATACGAAGTCTCCAGATGGGAAACACTATCCGTTATATTACTGCTTTTCTCCATCAGTCCGCGCATCATCATCAGGCTGTCCTTGTACACTTCCGTCCTTCGCTCATAGCTCGATGCCAGTTCCTTCAGTTCACTCACCAGCTTTCTGTAATCCGTCAGCTCCGTACTCACTTTCCTTGTCCCGCATGCACAAAAACACATCATCAGGCAAATCACATACATAATCTTTCCCATACCTCTCATCTTTCTGGTTTCACAATCACCGGGCGCAGGAAATTCACAAACTCATCCTTCACCTCGAAACAGGGACATTCTTTCAGCCATTCCCACCGTTCCACAATCCCATTTCCGTCTTTATCCGGTGAAGTATCCCTGTGTCCCAGCACATCCACTATCTCATATCGTTTGCAGATGTCCGCCACCAGCTCCCTCATAGCCTTTTTCTGTGCATTCGTCCGCGTATCCTTCGCCTTTCCGTTCCTGTCCAGTCCGCCCTCGTAGCAAATCCCGATAGAGCAACGGTTATAGCTGATTTTCTCTCCCGGCACGAGGCAGTTATCATGCGCCCCGATTTCGTTCTCAGCCCGCATCTTCACCACCCGGCCATCCTTCCTGATGTAGTAGTGATAACCCCACTTACCGAATCCGCGAGCCACATGGCTCTCATTTACCTGATTTTCCGTAAACTCCCTGTCCTCCCGTGTCGCCGAACAATGTATCACAATATAAATAGGTTTATTCATTCCTCTTTTCCTCCTTATTATTAGCGTTTAAATACCGTTTAAATCGATAAGTATAATCCACTCCGAACAATGCCCCCGCAAATGTTGAAATCTCGCCGTAGGCTACCAGAACAGAATTGTGGATTTCTCCCGTTGGAGCCACCCAGAACCCGCAGAACACAAGCACCAACCCCGACAGCGTCAGGAACACCGCAACCCCCAATTGTATATTCATTCTCTTTCTCATTTTATACCTCCCTTCTCTCACTTCGTATCAATCACCAGTTCCCCCGTGTCAGAGACCTGCACATCCGCTTTATACCCGTCCAGTTCCAATTGTGTTTGTACATCCGCCCGCATCTCCGCAGCCCTTCCCACACTCTTCAGATATCGTTCCCCCACACCCAGCACCGGATAATCCTTGAAATCCCCTTTATTCGACGCCACAATCAGCGCCACATGGTCATAGTCACTCTCATCCACCACCAGCCCCTGCGTGATAAATCCGTCAGCGTCCTTCATCACCTTCACCTTCAGCTCCCCCCGCTCGTCCAGCACAATTCCCCGTCTTCCCATAACCCTTCATCTTTAGTGTTTCACCTTTTTGTTCTCATAATCCCCTCTATCCAGCTTCTTTGCCTTCGATGCGATTACCGCCGCCGTCCCGCTTTGAGCCGATGCCGACCCGGTCGTACTCACCTGATGCGTATGCCCGTTAAAAGCCTCCACCAGATCATTCACCTTATCCGTCAGTTTCCCAATATCAATCATCCCTCCAAGTTCCCCGCCGTTCATTACAATTCCCGCAGAAGACAGACTCATAGTCACATTGCCCGTCTTTATCTCAACCCTTTCAATTTTCGACGTAGCCAATACCATTCCTTCGGCCATCCCCATTTGGAGTACCATCACATAACTACCCGTGGCAGGTATTATCCTGAAAACATCCTTTACCCTTTCATCAATCACAGCATTCAGCCTCACCTCATGCATTTCCGGTTTCCCTTCCCGTTCCACCGTGCATGTTCCTTCCTGTTCATTCACATCCTTTACGGTTCCCACGTCCACCCGACAACCCATCCCACCGCCTGCAGCCCGTCTTGCCAGTGTTTCAATCAATTCCTCAAAAGCCTGTTCCGCATTCATTCTACCTTATACCCCAGTTTATTTATTCTTTCAAAAAAAGCATTCCCATACCTCACTGTTACGCTTTCCACCAGATACTTTCCGTTCCTTTCCGGTTCCCGTGCCGATATCAGTTTCAGCGTATCCCCTGCATTTGTCCTCGGCAGGCCGAAGCCCGTCACTGTCCCGTCGAACCCGTCAAAAGACACCCTTTTATATTCCGCCAATGCCAGTTCCCTCAGCTCTTTCGCTGTTTTATTCGCATAGCTCAGCGTCTTCACCGTCGCAAACTGTTCCTTGCTTCCCACCGTTTCCGTCGTCTTTTTCCCGTCCCGGCTATAGCTCACAGCCTTTATCCTTATGTGTTTGTCTTCCTTGCGTTTGTATTTCAGATTACCTTTCTTCACGTTCTTTTCAAAGTCATACACATGCACCTGTTTTGCCACCGCCATCTCAAACTTGAACTTACACACCAGCTTCCTTTCTCGTATCGCCGAATAGAAACCATACTGTTCCTTCAGCACCCTCAACACCGCCAGCGTACTCTGGTTATCAATCTGAAACTTCCCTAACTTCGCCTCATGGCATTCTATCTCATACCCCGGTGCAATGTATTCCAGCACCTCTCTCAGCGTCACCTCCTTCCAACTCTTCACAAAAGAATTCTGCCTCATGAAGAACGTCTCGTCATCCAGATACAACTTCATCGGAAACCCACTCTCGATCTCCCGTATATACCCCTCAAATTCCACAGCCAGCTCCCCGTTATATCCCAGTTCCAGCTTTACCCGGTCTCCCACGGAAATAAACTCTTTCAGTTCCCCCTGTTCGCTCCCATATCGCCGTGGTATCACTACCGTAGCCTTATCCCCGAACGTCTCCACCGTCTTGCTTATCTCCGCGCTTGAAATCCGGTCAAGTACCGCCTTCCTGCCACCCAATTGCTGTTCAATAGTCAGCCTCGAACACAAATTCAAATACAACATAACCTATTGAATTAAAGAGAATACAGCAGGCTTGATACTCTTTGCTACCAGCGAATACTTCACCGTATCCGGGAAACCTTCGACAGGTTCAAAACTCTGTTCCCGGAAATAGATAGACCTTATCCCCAAGTCCAGCAGTAGCGGACACGCCACGTCTATCACATCGTTTATCTCAAAGAACTCCGCCAGCAGCTTCACCTTTTCCCCCGGATATCCGTGTTCATCCATATCCACCACCAGCCCGTCCAGTTCTATCTCCCACGAATTCACCCCGAAGTTTTCCACCACTTCCGCCTCATTGCCTCCGTCTATCACCGTTACCGTGATATTCTTCGTCCTCCTGAATCTCATAAGAGGAGGCGGAGCAAACACGCCTGTACTGTTTTCCTTCAGACTGCCGAACGAAAAATTCATTTCTTTCCCCTCATGCTTCATCACCATTTCCGCCCAAGTCCAGTCTGTAGGAGCATATACGGGCGCGTCATACTTCGCCTCATTACCGTTTCTACCTTTCCATTTCGCCTCATTGAAGGCTATGCCCGCTTTAAAGATGCCCGCATTGGCCAGCCCTTCCGCTTCCCCCGCCAGTGTACCCGAAACGAATCCCCAGGCACTCTGATACCTCGCTATCAAATCAACAATATATCTCATGTCCGTCTATTCGTTCAGTTTCACACCCAGCATTCCATTTCTCGCCAGCCATTCCATTTGCCTTACCTTTTCCGCCCAAACCTCATCCGGCAAATCTTCCGGGAAAGGAATATGAAACCACAGGCTCAACATCGCATTATACTTCCTCACATAGTCCGTGTTTGCCGTATCCAGCAGGGGCGGGCACCCGTCTACAGCATCTTTACTTCGGGCTTCTGAAAAGGGAGAAGTTCAGTAACAGCAAAGAATGCCTGATAGAACAGGTTGTCATCCTCCATCACAGCGTCCACATCCGTCAGCACACAGTTGCGCACATAAATTTCTTTCGCCTTTCCCGGATTCGTATTCTCCCATTTTTCAGCCTCACTGATAATCTT